CCAATTACAGTACCAATCTTAGGATCGTTATCAACAATAGCATATCCTGGTACAGCACTTGTAACTAACAAGTCTCCTTTTTGTACCCGACCAATTACTTTACATGGCACACGCCCTTGTAGTGCAATCGGAGCAACATTTTCACCTTCACAGGCACTGTTCATCAAGTAAGCTGGATCAGTTGATACTACACCTGCTACTCGTCTATCACCTTTGGCTGAACATGCTGTTACTTCTTGCTCTCCGCCAAACACAACTACTGTGCCCGGCTCGTATGCAACATCAGCAGTATAGTTTTCAGCCAAGTCAGCATATCTTGCTTTAGTTGCAACACCATGGAACACACCGAAGTTATTGTCTGTACTACCTAAGTCGTAAGTACCATCAGTGCTCGGTACTGCACTAAATTCTTTAAACACTACCGCTGCTTGGTTGTCGTTTGCAATGATTGCAACTTCGCCTGCTGCTGAATATCCTGTACCCGAACCAATTGCAATACCTGTCGATGCTGCATCACGCTCGTTTGGCGCTTCAATAAAATGCGAGTAAATCCAGTTAACTGCTAGTCTACTGTCGTTTTGTGTAGCATCAGTGTTACTACCGTAACTAGAGTTTTTCTGGTTTGTACTCGGTGTTACACCGTTTGTTGGAGAGCCAATTTGTAAGCTACCAGCAAAGGTGTTTGTAGTGTTACTTGGAATACTACCAACTGATGTTAGTACACTTGCACCGCCTGGTGTGTTCATTGTTAGTGTAGTCGACGAAGTATCAAGAATATCATAACCGTCAATCTTAATAGCTTGTGCGTCAATTGCGCCATCACCATCTGTTTTAACAATTTTGTCAGCTTCGCCTGTTGTAGTAAAGTCGCCACCAATTTCAACAACATCTGCAAATGTAGTTTCTGTTACATTACCTAAACCTGCTGCTGTTCTACCATAAACTGTGTTTTGATTGATTTGGAATAGGTCTTCTTCGTCAACACCGTTTTCTTTAATAGTAACCCAGCCATCGGTAACAGTAAAATCATCTGCATCAAATGCAGCAAGACCTAAATCTGCTTGAGTAATATTTGTAGCATCTGTTCTTGTTGTGCCTGCTTGCATGTCTAGCTTACTTTGTGCAATTGAAGCATCAGCAGCAATTTGTCCGTTTACTAGTTCGCCCGATTTAATATTAACGCTAAGTTCATTAGTTACGTTATTAAAACTAAAGTCAACATTACCAATTGGGGTGGCTTTATCCCAACGTGTACCGTTCCATACAACAAGATCGTTTGTATTTCTAGCATCTAACGAACCAAACATTAAATCATCTGTAAACGGAGTCCTTGCATCTACATAAGATTTGGTTGTAGCATCTTGTCCTTGTCCTTCTCTCGGATCAGCAAGGTTAGTAAGATTGTGTCCACCCCAACTGATGTCGTCAGTTGCACTTGTAGTACCGTCTCGAGCAAGTACACCTGGTCCAATGTATTCGTTAGCCGGTACAAGTGTACCATTACGTCTAAAGTGTAAACGTCTATTAGTAAAGATATCAACAGCCTGTTCTGTTGGAACTGTCTGTGGATCACTATCAGCTAGGTCACTTACGTTTGAGAATTCCTTAACTGTAATACCACGTTTAAATCCTAGTCCGTCTAGATCGCTAAGAGCAATACTTGCCGCAAAACTTACACTACCTGTACCTTGGTCAACTTCGAAGAATTTACCTACACGGAAGAAACCATCTTGGTCAGTTGATACCCAGAACACACGCCCTTTGCCACGTTCTTGTACTTCAAAGTCTTGGCTTGGTGTTCTAACCGGTGGACCGTAAATAATACTCGGATAGTTCGAATCGTTAAATCCGCCTGAGCCAATATCGTTAAAGTCATGTCCGTTAGCACGTAGTGCTGAAATAGCAACTGTAATAGTAGCTGACTCATTATCTTGTAAGCCTACGCTTAAGAAACGTGTTTCGTTGCCTGTTGCAAAAGTTACAGGTGCAGCAAGTCCATTAGGAGCACCTGGAGTAATATCACTACCTGGCAAATCTACAAGCGTAATAGTTGCGTATTCTTCGTCACCCGGTCCTGTACGTTCTGTATAATTTTGTACAATATGAGTCTTTCCTGCATTGACAAAAATCATGTCATTATTGTTTAAACGCTCTAGTTTAGCATTACTTGTAATACGACTAATTGCAATAACGCGGTCACCTGTAGTATTACCCATTGTAGTACCGCTACCAGCAAAGAAGTTTTGATCTGCAAATGTATTATCCACTTCTAACAAGATATAATCATATCCTGCATCAAATGTAACTACACTTTCTCCATCTGGTAATGTAGTTAGATCAGGTTCTTGGTTAGAGAAGTTAAGAGTTCTATAAACAATGTCTGGAGCTTCGTCAATAATAAGCGCAGTACTCGGACGGATAGTAGTTGCAGGAGTAACGTTGTTAAATTTAAATACTCTATTACCTCTTACTTCTACAATGTCGCCGTCGGCAAGTGCTTCTTGTAATCCGCTACCGCTGATGTTAAGTTTAAAAATTGGTAAGTTGTTGCCTTTAGTACCGTTGTATGTAGTACCGTCGACTACTTCTACATTTGTAATTTCATACGAAAGAAGCGTTTCGCCATTATTTACAATTAGTAAGCTTTGGTTATACGGCCCATAATCTACATCAGTAACATATACACTTGTAGCTTCAGGATCCATGTCAAAGTCGCCACTGCCGTCGTCAAAAATACGAGCGGGCTGTGTCATGTTTCTAGCTAGTACTACATCGTCAACTTCTTCATTTGGATCTGATCCTGCTGATACAAGTCCGTAGATACCGTTTGAGTTCGAACAGTTTAGCGCACGAATAATTGAACCGTTGTTACACATAAATGCTGTGTGGTTGTAGTATGTAAACGTACTAACTTGCTCTGAAAGTGCGCCGTTGTCGACAAACAATCCGTAACCTAAATCGTTAACCTGTGTATAGTCGTTTGCTAGCATTGATCTGTTACCAGCAGTTTGAATTATGATATCAGTTGGGAATGTGGTAGAAGCAAATCCATTGCCACTGTTTGACAGTTTGTTTAATAGTAATGTTGCTGTCCCTGCTTCGCCGTCAAACTCTGTAATAGCGTCAACTTGGAATCTTACGCCGTTAATAAAGAACGGTGCAGGTGTTTGCGGCTTACGAATACGTAGCCCTTCTCCCGGATCGCTAGACACTTGTAGTGTAAAGTTATCAGTCTTACTGTCAACAGTCATTCTCAAGTTGCCTGAGAAGCCGTCAATATACATACCACCGCTGAATGTTTGCTCATTAATGCTTTGAGAGAAACAACCACAAACCTGCATGTACGGTGATTTAATAAGGATCTGGCCTTCTGGGTCGAGCACTTGTGCAAAGCCGCCGTGTCCTTGGAAACTCATGTTTGCCAAACGTGTTGCATCGTTCATTAAGAACACATCAAGTTCTTTGTTGTTCTTAGGAGTACTATCTAGATCGGTAGGATCGGTTAGATAATGATAACCATAATTAACAGTATCTTTAATATGCCAAGTTCCTGCTAGAATAGTTCCTAATCCAGGCAGTGTATCTTTACTCATTCTAACTTTAAAGCTTGTGCCGCCAACATCACTTTCAGTAACATAACCAACAGCACCGTCATCAGTGTAGAAGATACCGCCTTCCCAAGTTAGTGGACTAATTCCGTCTGCTGGAGTACAAGTGATTTCTTCACCCGGAGTAAAGTTACCTACTACAGTTAAGTCTTCGTCGGTTGCTTCGTCGTTGCCCACCATGTCAGTAATGATTAGGTTATCTTTAAATGTATCTCTGTAGAAATACATCTTTGCCCAAGGTGACTGCGAAATACGATCCGCCGGACGAATAAATGTTCTACGGAAGTCGCTGCCTTTGATTGAAACGTTAGCAGGAACCTTAATCGGATAGTCTTCGTAGTAAACACCTGTTTCTACTTGGATTGTAATTTGTGTTGTACGTGTGAAGTTACCGTACTCTAGTTCTTCACCTAAGATAAATCCTTTTGGTTCTTCAAGTACAACTTCTACTCTATCAAATGTTTCGCCTCCTAAATCAGCGCCACTTAGGTACTTAACAATACGTCCAATTGCACCTGAGTTTACACCTCGGATAACTTTACCTGGAAGTATGTCTACATTGTTAGCAACACCTTGGTCAACACTGTCATTACCACCGTTTGTAAATTCAACTGTGTAGCTAGAACCCTCAACAATCTTAGGAGCACTATTAATACCTGTACTGACAATAGTATCAATAATAGTAAACTTAGCATCAATACTGTTTCTTACTGTTGTACTAGGTAAAGCAATATCTACATCAGTCTTTTGGCTAATTAAATTTTGTCGTGTGCTAACTGATTGCTGTGTAATAATTTGGTCTACTAGTGTGTTAGTATATGCAATAGCATCTCTTGTTTGACTGCCTTGTGTAACTCTTGCTTTAGCAGCACTTGGTGATGCATAGTAACGAATGCCTGCTTGTACACTCTGTTTGTTAGCGTTAGTACCGTTTGCAATGTCAACCATAATAGCGTCAAGGATAAGTCCTGTATCACGCTCACATGTATTGTTTGGCTTGCTTGGCTCTACAGGTACAGGAACAGCATTTAGCCCTTGCTCAATAACGTCAGTAATGATACCAAACAATTCGTCTATTCTTGCAGCAATACCTGTTTCTACAGTTAAGCCCAGTACAGTTTGTGTGCTGTTGATCGGTGCAGCTTGTAGTGTTGTCCAAGATGTTTCAGTAATAATATAGTTTTTAACAAGGTCTCTTGTAAACGTTAATGCTGCAACAGTTTGTTGTGTTTGTCCTACAATGCGACTTGCATAGTTAGCCCAATAAGATTTAGCAGCACGAATAGTTTCGATGTTGCCGCCACGACCTAAGTCATTAACCATAGCGTCAACAATTAGGCCTGTGTCTCTGTAACACTTGTCTTCATTATAAGTAAAGCCTAACCAAATACCTATATTAGTTGCAATTTGATCGTTTAACCATGCAACAGTTTCGTCTTGGATGAATGTTCTGTTTCCAAATACCAGTGCTTCTGCATTAGGATTAATTACGTTAGTATCGGCATATTCTAATTCAGGATATGTTTCATTAATGTATTCTAAAACTTCTTTCTGGATAAACTTTTTGTTAGCAGAAATAAGAGCTCTTGCGCCTTCACTGTCTGCATTAGCATTAGTAGTTTCGGCTTTAGTAGTAACAGCAACACCGTCACCTGCATCGTACTTAACAGTCTGAATATATGCACCTGGTTCTAAAGGTGCTGCTGTCATAATTTCTTCTGCTTTTTGTGCTGCTGCGTTTAGGCTGCGATAAGCATAGTTTAAACTGCGTCCTTCTTTACCAACAGGTGAGTTTGTTTGTGCGTCATCACCTGTTGTACTTACATACAAGTCAACTGCTGATGCAAAACTTGTGTTATCTACATAGAACTTTGTAGCTGCTTGTAAGTCTTCTGTAATACCAGTAACGGTTCCAGCAAGGTCACCTGGATGATCATGCAAGAACAATGCACCTTCCATTTCGTCGCCCTGTCTACGGACTACACTCTTACGTGGAAGTGCCTCGCTAGATCTATAAAACCCTGCTAGATCTGTGTCATAGTCATTGTCGACAATTGTATCTGTTCCTACTGGAACAACAGTATCGCCGTTGTTGATGTTTACTTTCACACGAGTAAGATCGTCGTTGTTTTGTGCTTCTTCTTTACTAGGATGCAAACTTAACTGATCTTGATTAACAACACGTAGATAGTAAGTATCTCCAACTGTTAAATTTGCAGGAGTACCACTTGTAGCATTGTAAGTCCATGCTGTACCATTAAACCCTGAATTAAATCCGTGGTCTGGAATCTCTAAATTACCATTACGATAGGTTTGAATACTTAGTGTATACTGTGTTGCATCTGCAGGTTCGTCTCTTGCGATAACACTACGATCTGCATACAAAGCATTCGGAGCATATGCTTGATCAGCAAACTTCTTGTCAATTACAAGATCGTCTTGTGTAATCTGTGTACCATGTGTTGTGTTAAAGTCTGCAACAGCGTCAGCATCGGTTGCAATATTACCGATTGGATAAATTGCATTACCACTTAATGGTCCACCTAAGATTGGAGAAGTATCAGCACTTACGTTTGCACCAACGTTGTTGATAATAATTTGACTTGGATTTGTAGTGTCGATTGTAATACCAACACCTGCTACAAGATCCTTTTCAACAATATTAACGCCGTCGCCGTCTGTTGATAATAGTTTATTTGCTGTAAGCGTGTCTGGTGTGTCACCTAAAGCACGAAAACTAATCGTGCCGCCTTGACCAAATACAGCATATAATTCTGTAAAGTTTTCATTTACCTTACGAAATGCTTCGCGAATACTGTCGCCAGTTCCGTCATTACCTTCAACACCGAGATAGATATCTTCTCTTGCCATTTATATTTGCTCCAGTTATACTGCTGAACTTGACAAGTCCGGCAGTGTGTCCATATTAAAGTTTACACTAACACCACAACCACAGCTGGATTGTGCATTAGGATTTTTAATCTCAAAAGTTGATCCTATAATAGACTTTGTATAGTCTATTTCAGATCCTGCTAGAAACATTAAACTATGTGCGCCTACTACAAACATACCCATGTCGCACTCAACACCAAAATCATTTGAATCGATTTCGTCTACTTGTGCAGTGCCCCATTCATACTCAAAACCTGCACAACCGCCCCCTTTAATGTTAAGAGTGATCGCATAACAATCATGTTCTTGACATAGTTTACTGATTTGTACATTTGCTGCTGGTGTTACAGTAATTAGGCTCATTTTTTGTTCCTTCTATTGTTATTTATCGGATGATTTTATAATCTTAATGTAAATAGTTATATGTTCATTCAACAATATACACTAAAAAAGATGTACGAACGTCTTAGTAAACTAGGTAAGACGCACACGTACTACCGTGATGTTACTATGGTAGTGATGCGTTGCGACAACTGTGATGCAGAATTTGAGCGTTCTAGGGGAAGTATGGATCCTAAACGCATATCAAATAACTATTTTCATGTATGTAGCGATTGTGATGCAAAAAGATTTGCACAAAAGCGCGGTGTAGAAAGAAAGCGAGTATGGGATTTACCCGCGAGTTCTGACATACCTATCAGTAAGTTATGATTTCTGTAAAAACTTTTCTTCGTATTCTTTGGCTGAGTAACAGCCACCGTAGAATACTAGTCCGTCGGCACTGGCAAATTTGAACTCAAAATTCTCATCTACTACGTTTGTATTTGTACCGTCGTCTGCTACAGCATTTACAAATTCTGCACATGCTTCGTGTGTAGCAAATAGGTTTTCGCTTATTTCAGGCCCTGTTTGTGCATTTGGATTGTTTATCCAAAAGGTAAAAAACACTAGGGCAATACTGTTCATTTTTCTTTCTTGAACAGTGTCCAAGCACCATATGCAATTGCGCCGTATGCTACTAGGCTTGCAATTGGCTTAAAGATTAAGAACGCAACACCTGCACCAATTAGTACTGCACCATCAAGTGTTGTTCTTTCGCCTAATCTATCAATAATAAATTTCTTCATATTTACTTCCTTAAATTATGTACACTGACTTCTACTGCTCTAACACTTTGTTCGAGTCTGTTAGTTTTACGTTGTAGAGCATCAATTACACCACGTTGCTTGCGAACTTGTTCTTCGAGACTCTGCACATAACGCTGTGTAGGAACTTGTGTTTCAGTCCCGTCCTCTCCCAGCATTACTACATGATCAACACCTTGCGCACGTAATCCACCTGCTACACGATTAGGATTCTTGTCAGATTTTGATTGGGTCTGGGCTGGCTTGTTTCTGCCGTACATTGATGTTAGGTAGCTCATAGTGTTTTCTCTCCATATTGTATTTATGTAGTGCGATGCTGGCTAAGTTTTTACACTTACTCTCCACCATAATGTCTGCATAATCGTTAAACTCTAATGCCCAGTCATTAACAGCACGATTCCACATATAGTCTGAGTGTGCTCTTAGTTTTGCTTTCTTGTAGCCTTGCTCTAGCAAATTTGCCATGTTAGGACGCTTGCCTTTTGGAAAGTCTACAAGACAATCTTCTCTACTAACACTGTAATGAATAACAGGACGCACACCACGCCAGCTATCGATTACGCGAGCAAATCTATCGTCGGTGGGTTGAATGTATTCTCCTTCACGGCACCAGTGATGGTGTATGTCAAGAACGAGTGCGCAGTGGTCGACAAGTTCAAGGCTGTGTTCGAGTCCCCACTTGTTTTCGTCGTTTTCGATTGTGATGGTGTTTCGTGCTTCTGGCGAGAGTCTCTTGAGGGCGTCTTTGATGCCTTGTGGACCTCTTCGACCCGATATATGGACATTGCATTTAAAGTCTTGGAAGGTCTTACCGTATCCCATCCAGCGCACGACATCGGTGTGATATTCAAATTCTTCTATGCTCCTATTTACTATATCGTCATTATCGCTAGCAAGCACAGTAAACTGACCAGGATGCATACTAAGCCGAACATCATTCTGCCTAGCGAGGGCTCCAACCCTGTTGAAATGCTTCTCGCAATACTCGACCACATCAGGACGTTTCCAGAAATAGCACCAGTCAGACTGAGTGTATACAGGAAGGACATCGCTGCCAAGTCGAACCATTCGTAATTCATTAGGTAAACTCCCTACATATTCAATTAGATTATAGTACGACTGAATGTTGTGTACCATAATATCCCACAAGCGTTCTTCAGCAACATCACGTGTTTGTCTATTTAACCATTGTACTGTTGTGCTACGGGTATTCAACGGACGCTGAATTTCTTCTAGTAGTTTCTTTTTCTGTGTTTGATCCGGGTGCATGTACTTACATGCGAAGCCTATACGTTTGGTTTGTGCCTTCATAAAGTCGCCTGCTGTTGTAAATTTTAAATCCATAGTTTATTATAACACCTTATTGCCAATTGTCAATCACCCACGGATCTCGAACCTCGTGCGGATACGGTTCACCGTGGAATACTGCTATACTAGTTTCTGGCTTAACAATAGGGTCAGCAACATTTTTAAAGTTGCGTTTGCCATTTAATCTTGCAAGTTCTTTACGGTCACGCATTTCCCATTTGTAACTCTGTATCCACTCGTCTGGCCAAAACAAGAAATCATCCTTGCTCATCTTTTCATAGATCCAGTCTTGGTCGCCATGCAGTCTACGAACATGTGATTTAGCATTTAACATGAAGTCATTATACACATGCGGAAATGCTCCTGCTTGTAGTCTAAACACACTGGAGTTCATTTTCTTCCAGTCTCTTCGTAAGCTACGATTAAAGTCTCGTATAATACAAAACTTTTCAGGAAAGAAAGTAAACAAATTATTAATGTTGCGGAATACCACTACGTCTAAATCCATAAACAAGATGTTTCCACGTAATGGTAACTGTGGATCAAAGAACATTACTTTGTACCACCAGCCGTGCATATCTTTGTTAGGATTAATAGGCACAACTCTTACATCAGAATCTAAGCCGCGTGGATCTTCAGTAAAGCAAACAAACTCATAAGGTATAGTAAGATTGCGTTTTACCATACGATTGAGATTGTTTACATACTCAGGTCCGTATTTGTTACCAAATTTTAAACAAACTACGTAGTTTGTGATATTAGGATTAAACTTAGGAACAGGCTGAGGAGACTGTTGTTCGTTAGCCTCCTCAGCAGTCTTGCGCAGACGATCTTGTTCTTTCTTGCGTCTGCGTTCTGCTCTAATTTTGTGCCATTCTTCTTTGGTATACTGACTCTTATCAATCTTAGCCATTGATACGTTTCATCAAATCCTTAGGTGATTCCCATGCCCATCGAGGCTTTTGCGGAAGTGTTGATCCAAACTTTTGTAAGTATTCAACAGCACTTGCTTGTGCAGTAGGACGATTAGCTTCGCACATTGCATCATTGCGTTCATGTTCGTATACACGCACACGCTCTACATAACAACGTCCGTCTGTGATAGCATGAATATATGCGTTAACGTGTTCCCAAATAAACACACTGCTCATTTCCATGCTTACGCCACTTGGCAATACTCTAAGTGTTCCTAGTAGTCCGCCATCATTTACCATTACATCTGGAATGTCTCCAATGCGTGGATCATCTGCTGGCAGTACAGTTACATGATCAAAATAATATTCTAGGAAATCTTTTACTGCTTTTAGTTTGCCAAACGGAACAATCCATCCATGTTCGTCAACGTCACCTGCAAATGTAAATTCTACACTGCGATCATATCCATGTACCTGCGCACAGTGTCCTGGCGTACCGTCATCGTTTGTGTCAAAGTGTTGTGCATGTCCGCACGGTAAGTTCTTGTATACTTTAGTTGCTTTAATTTGTAAACCCATCTCTTGCCTCCTGTGTTCGAGTAAGTTTGACAGGCGGCAGAATGTTTAGTGAGGGATGACGCCTAAGTCCTCATAATGTATTATACTTATAATACCTCTTGTTGTCAACCTTTACATTAGGTAATTTCCAATTGTTTGGCTGTTCCCAATCTTTAGGTTGTAGTATAACAAATTCACGTTTGCTGTAAATTTCAAACACTTTGCCTATTTGATAAATCCAGTAGCTAGGATCAATCTTTGAGTCTCCGCTGTTCTTATAGTTTACTGTGTCTTTGTATATGTTATTTAGGCGATCACCGATGCCGTAAAGGTCAAATCCGGCTAGGTAAATTGTTTCTGCACGTTTTGCACCTAATAGTACAGCATAAGGACCGCTGCCCCAGTGTATAGATTCGTCTCGTCTATCTGTGCCTTTATATGGAAGTTCAGGAAGTTCGCATACTCTATCGTCGTTCCATCCATTGAACCAACGCTTGCGAGTATAGATTTTTTTAACTGTTGTGGTTAGTGCTTCTTTGACCATGCGTTTGTCGCAACACACAACACTGTCAACCATTGTATCGCGTACAATAGCATTACATCCTATAATTGAATCGCCTAGTGCGGTTATGTTAAGGCGTTTGCGACTTTCTCCGTTACCTAGAACTATCATCTTGATCCCAGCTGGTACTATCTTCTAGCACCTTTCGAGTCTTAACGATTTCCTCTTTAACTTCAAGCAAAGAACCTATAGTGTTGTCAAGACCAATTGCTATATCTTTGATCTTAAATAGTGCCCACCACCACCAAAAAACGCTTACAGAGAAAAATATTAATCCGATGGCTACTACTGTTTTGCCAAATAAATCGTCAAATCCAAAGAGATATTCTAAACCCAGTAAAGCTAATGCAACAAAAGGTGCTGTCCATGCGGCATAACTCCACCACTTGATCTGTTGGCGAGTGTTTTTAATAATATTACTGAAGGTTTTTTTGACCATAATTTTTTCCCTACACAATATTTATTGAGCAACGTACAAAAATTATGCTGTGTTATAATTCAATTTTACCAAACTCTTTCCACATGCCCGGAGTACCTGTTCTAATACATACCCATCCCATGTAAGAGCCCGGTGTAGGAGTATCGTTCCAAACAATGTCGCCTTGGTTATATAATCCAATTTGCGGAATGCCTGATCCTACTTCTTGTTTTTTGCCTTGAAAACGTACAGCATTTGCTGTATCAATATCAACATCGTGTGTCATGTTATTGATATTAACGGCTATGCATCCGTGTACTTGTAATTCACCGTTATGCTCGCCTTTGGTTCCTGCAATAATTCTTCCTGAAGTACTAACACGTAGTTTCGCACCACTATTTTCGTCGCCTACTCTGCTCATTACATCAGCAATGACATCACCAAGATTGGTTAACCCTTCTTTGATATCTTGTAGGGAACGATCATCTACGTCTACTAGTTTCATTATTAGTCCTCAATCTTTCCAAACGGCTTCCACACACCCGGTGAGCCTGCTTCAATACAAATCCAACCTGCATATCCGCCAACAGTTGGCTCTGTGTTATATGTAATGTCGCCTTTGTTGCCGTTTCCTTTAGTAGGTGCTTGTACACCGTACTGAATCTTTTTCTGTTGTATACGTATAGGTCCGTCAACTTGTAGATCTACGTCATCGCTTACATACTCTGTATTAACACCTAGTTTACCATGTACGTTTACGCCACCAGTTTTCTTAATACTAATACGTGTTGTATCATCTGTGATAATTTCTAAGTTACTAGTTGAGTAAGTTCCAACTTTAACTGTATCAAAGAACGGATCAACAACAAACTCTGCTTCATTGCTAGCAACACTCAGTTGTCCATTTGGAATTTCGTTACCAATTGAGAAACGCATACTGCCGCTGTCCCAAGTGACAAAGCCTTCGTCTATGTTTAAGTCACCAACAGTTGTTAAATTTTCTAGTACACCTACTGTGCGTAGATTACTATGTTCGACCATTTCTCCTAGATGCGTAGCACTAAGAGCAGGAATGTTATCAATCATAATACTTGCATCTCTGTGCAAGTCTATATTGTTTGAGCTATAAAATCCGTCTGAGCGATCACGCCATGCAAATAGTTTTGTTCTTTCACTGTCTTTCCACTGTAGACCGAGCATGTCTAGCGAGCCGTTTGCTCCGTGGAACTCAATCGACGTATTATGTTTTTGTTCTACAAACATTTGTTGGGCTTGGATTGTATCTGCTACAAGGTTTCCTTTTACAGTAAAGTCGCCTTTTGCAAATGTATTGCCCTCAAGGTAATCTACATCAATTGCATCAACAGTTAGACCGTTGTCGTCTACTAACAATACTAACTTACTAGCATTATCTGTAATACCTGTACTGCGGAATAATGTGATCTTACCACCGTGGATAGCATTGCCACTCACGCTGTTTACTTTAACATCAGACAGCTCAATCTCTTTTCCTGCTAGAGATTCAACTGCCTGACTGAGTTTGTTTAGACCTTCGCGGATTTTATTTTCTGTGCTCATGCATATATTTATGCTTTGAGCTTAACTTACCTTGAGTAAGATTGTATCTGGATTGCATCGACCATTGAGTTTTGTGTCTGTAGTAGCAATATCATCTAAGAACTTGCGTAGTGCTACTTTACCGGCACTTTTAAATGCCTTGAGTTGCTCGTCTGGCTTGCGTAGAGTTTTTTGGATACTAGTTGCTTCGTCAAATCCAATGATAGTTGTGCCTTTTACACTAAGTCCACTACCTTCACGCTTCATGCCTTTAGGGTCAATGTTCTTAGCAATATATTTGCCCAGTTTGCGTGTCTTTACGTTAAACACCCAAAGCTCATTTGCACCTACTACATCTGTAGGATTAACACTTGCAAGGTTGTACTTAGGATCTGCTTTGAGATACTTCAGCTTCTCTACCAGCTTGTCTGCACTCTTAGGCTTGGCCTTGCGTGGCTTACGTGTTGCTTTAGCTTGATCAATAATAAAGTCTAGTGCAAGCATCAATTCTTCGATAGCAGTGCGCAACTTTTTGATGTCTGCTTTTTTAAGGTGGGCGTATCCTTCTTTGAGTTGTGCCCACTGGTCTGCATCATACTCTTCCATTTTTTTGAGCTGACCAGCAGTCGGCATACGTTCGAGTTCATCGTAGTCGGCAAGGATTCCTTCATAAAAGCCTTTCATTTTGCGAGCATGTGCTTGCGATGGTTGTAGTTTATTAAAGTGTGCTTTAAAGTCAAATGCTTTAGGATCAAAGCTTGCAGGATCTACAATCCAAGTTTCTAACCAATCGTCGATACTTTCGACCATTTCGTAGCTCTGATCGCGGATACGTTCTTGGATAGTAGGAACATATACGTCCTTTTTACCCTTTTCTTCTTCTTGTTTAACTTCTACAACTTTACTGCCGGCTTTGATGGCTACTTCGATTCGTTCTTTTAAAAATACTGTTACGGGTCTTTTACTGCCCATTGTGCCAGGACAGCTTTCCCAGTACTCGTTTTCTTTTTCGCTGTAGTCAGGAGCACCATCCATTAGAGTGTGTGCAACAATACCTGCTGTAACACTCATTGCTAAGTTGGGAGCAGCCTTTGCTTGCTTGATTTGCTCTTTGGTATACTCGCCGCTACGTTCCATCCACTTGAACACTGCTTGGTACAAGTCTGCAGGCTTAAAGTTTTCGTAGTAAAAGCTACGGCACGTTTCGCGATGCTTATGAATTGCTTGTCCAGTCCATTCTTCCCAGCCATCCCAGCTAGGCGATGCAATCTTACCGCCTCGCTTAATACGTGGTGCCGCTCGTGGTGCTTTCTTTTTCGTTTTGGGCATTGCCATGTGAAGTCTCCTAACTGTTTAATTGTTAGTATATAGCCGTTGAGGATTGTTGTCAACTCTTTTTGAGTGCCCAGAAGGTAGCATACTTGTCTTCTAGCCAGCCTGTGATTATGATACGATGACCCATTATGTTGTGATCTATCATTGTGTGCCATTCTATGTCTGTAGCTTTTTCCATACAGAACTTGCCTTCTGGCGTCTGCTGCCACTGGTAAATAGGCTCTGCGGCATAGATTTCTACATCTTCCACATCGCCCAGTGTAAACGAGTGTAGCTTATACCTACTTCGCATACTTTAGCCTATAGTAAGTTTCGTGTTTGCCTTCGAGTTCAAACCCTACCCATTGAGTGATATAACCTTTTTTTGTAGTAGTCTCTAGATCTAGCACTTCTACTCGTACTGCTTTGTCTGCTAGAAACTTAAACCAGTCCATAGTTTTATAAGCAGTGTCTAGTGTGCGTTCTAGTTCAAGACGAGTTGTCATTTGTCCTCGATCGCTATCACCGTGGTAAGGAGTATCAAACGGAACCTTAATCATATCAAAAGTCATCCTTTACGTGTTCCTGTTGAATGTAGTCACTGTACTTCATAATAAAGAAAGTCCTTTTCTTTTCTGAGTAGAAATCCAGCATAATACAGTTCTTGCGATAGCCGCCATATTTGCCCATTTCTTTGTCCCAGTCTTTGTATTCGCGTGTAACAAAGCCTAGTTTTGTTTTGCCTTTTTCTCTGATGTAGAGCACACTAGGAGGATAATCTTGCTTCAATCGTTCCAGCAGACGCTTCCATTGTGCATGACTAAGTTCAATAGGCTTAGACATCTAACCTTCACTTTCTAAATTCCACACACACTTATTAGGTGGTGCTGCCTTAGACTTTTTCGCCTGGCTCAAATCCACGGAACGTTTTGAATCGCGGAAACCTAAGCGAGTAAGTACCGTCTTGATTTTGCGTAATAGCATCTGCTCTAACCTCTACTAAGTTGCTAATAATAGCGTCCCTGCTACTCCAAAAATCGTCGCGATTAGCATCAGTAAAACCACTACCAACATTGACGCGAATATCTTTTCCATCGTCGATCCCTTCACAAACGAATGCACCAAGACGTCCTTCGTTCCTGCCAGTACCTTCTTCAATTTCTTTTACCTCCAATGTTACTTCAATAAACGGTTTTGCTTTTAACCAAGCATGTGTACGCTTGCACTCATAGGGTGCATCTATATCTTTGATCATTACACCTTCGTATCCACCGTCTACAGCCGCTTTATTTAACGCTACAAAGCGGTCTTGTCCTTCTTGGGTGTCCAAGTCAACTGTTTCCCAGTCCAACGCTTGTACGTGCTCTAAGACGTCTTTGTGATCCTCTACCCAGTGCTTGGTGATAAGACTGCGGAAGCTCTGTGGCTTGTCCCAGCTACCATTCTGAAAACAACTTAGTGGAATGGTATCAAACAAATGTAGTACAGCATCACCTGCGGCTACATTGTCCTTGCGATGCACCTGCTTCATAAGGTCTTGGAAGTTGGCACTCATTACCTCACCATCTAGCACAAGAGGATATGGCACAGGGTATTCTTGAACCACTGCACGAATCTCTTCGATGATGTGATCAAAATTGTGAAACTGTTTCCCGTTGCGGCTGTACATTTCAATACGCTTGCCTTCAGTGTCATGAATAACAACCAGTACACGCACACCATCCAGTTTGATCTCAATCTGCTTTTTTCCCTGCATCTTCTTTTCGTGCTTGGCACTGTCATGAGCAAGAGCACAAGTGAACACAGGCACAGTACCTGGTACTACTTTGTTTACAGTCTTTTCACTTACGCCACAGCGTAGATCCTTGATAAGGATACGACGGTACCAATCATTCCATTGTTCAGTAGTAGCAACACTCATTGCTAGTTCAATAGCGTCACGTGCTGCATGTCCAGTTAGTTCGCGGTTCTGTAGTTTGTTAGCAAGGTCTAAAAAAGCATTCCATGCTAGTCCTTGTCCGTCTACTGTTGCCTCAGGTACTTGCTTTACACCAAATGTTACCAGTGGATCCAACGCCATACGTAAACCGTCAAAGAACTCTGGAAGTCCTTCTTCATGCGCGGCACGAATGATGTCTTCTTTGTTTAGACGACTGTTGTGAATTTCTAACTGTCGGATGATATGATCTGGCTGTGTTCTCATGCCATTGCTCCTTCTACTTGTGCTAGTACTGCTTTAGAATGTTTGCACTTACCGTGAAATGCAAATCCTGTACATTCACAAGCAAAGCCTTTGTCGTGTAGTTCGACAGCATAACTATTGCCTTTTGACCCTGCAACTGGCCATACAACCCCTACCATCCAATGTCCTTCTGGATTGAACACAGTAGGTTTAAGAAATTTAGGTGCATGCTTTTTCATACTTGCCTCGGTTCTGTGCCTGTAATAGTAAACATTTTCTTTATAATAGCATCAATATCAGCTTCTGTCAAGTTCCCTTTTACCGAATCGCCTTCCGCAGTAATACCTGGCAGTTCTGTCATATCTCTAGCAACGCCGTCGCAAGCATTAAACACACCAATTTCGTACAGCCCATCGGCAGATCCATAACCGTCGTTGATAATGCTCAAGTGATAGTCGCCAAAGTCTAGTACAGCTTGACGACCATTTGAACTACGCTCTTTACGCAACATTTGAAAGTTTTTCAGTTTCATAATACTCTGGTTCCATATCTAGTGATTCGTGAAAGTCAAACACAGTCCATCCTTGAAGGGCATACCATGTTGCTTGTTTAGGAGTGCAGAGCAAGATCTTTTGCTCTATATGTCCTGCTGTTTTTACTCGGGCGTGTTCTACAAACCGCTCGATACTGTACATTCTGTGTTCAATCATCCCACTCGATCTTGTTGTATTTAGGTTTCTTTTTGATCTTGTTTTTAATCACTTGTGGACGGAAGGGACCGTTTGGATCCCTTACCGCCTTTGCTTCAAAGTTGCGTCTCTTGGGTGCTTGAGGACGTCTTGATTTCTTGGACATTATACAACCCTTAGATCCTCAATGTTTACAGGAGTATAGTCAATATGCTCTACACATACACAACGATGATGTTCTGTTGGACTAGGATTCTGGTGAATGTGTCCGTGAACGTTTAGCAGTTGTCGTTGTGTACTCTTGTCGCCGTGACGCTTTCTGTACAATCCGCTAGGATCTAATGGAATGTGGCTCAGCAACAGCCCGTACTCGTGAAATTCTCTCCACACCTGCAACTTAGACACAAGTCCGTTTTGAATGAAGAACTTAGCATCATCGTGGTTACCAAGGATCAAACGCTTGCTACCGTTGAGCCTAGCCCAGATAGTTCTGAATGTATCTTTGTTGCCAAAGAACACATCACCCAGGTGGTATACCTTATCACCAGGCTTGACAACACGGTTCCAGTTTTCGATCATAGTTTCGTCCATTTCTTCAACAGAACTGAAACGATCTCCACGAACCAACTTACCTGTATTACTATCTGTAAAGGTAAGGATATTGGCGTGTTGAAAGTGTGTATCACTAATTAACCAAATATCTCTAGACATGTTGCCCTCCTTTCTTAAGTGTTAATAGTATTATATGCGTATTTAACTCATTTGTCAACCACAAATGGTCCCTAGTGTTGGATTCGAACCAACCCTCCAAGATCCACAATCTTGTGTGCTAACCACTAACACTAACTAGGAATGGTGCCGCAGGATGGAATCGAACCACCGACACGAGGATCTTCAATCCCCTGCTCTACCGACTGAGCTACTGCGGCATGGCAGTCCTGGGAGGATTCGAACCCCCGACACCCGCGTTCGTAGCGCGGTGCTCTAATCCACTGAGCTACAGGACTAAACTGGTAGTAAATGATAGAATCGAACTATCTCTTCAGGCTTATGAGACCCGAGTCCGGACCACCGGATTTACTATGGAGTGCAAGACAGGACTCGAACCTGCATAGTCTAACGACACGGATTTGCAATCCGATGCATAACCATTCTGCCACTTGCACATGGCTGGGGAGGAAGGACTCGAACCTCCAATCAACAGAATCAAAATCTGCTGCGTTACCAATTACGCCACTCCCCAAAACTTGGTGGACTCGCTCGGATTCGAACCGAGGACCAATTGATTAAAAGTCAACTGCTCTACCAACTGAGCTACGAGTCCATGGTGGGGAAGGTAGGATTCGAACCTACTCACTTTACGAACTGATTTACAGTCAGCCGCGCCTCTCCAACTGCGCCGCTTCCCCTTGGTGTCAAAGGATGGACTCGAACCATCGACCTAACGGTTATCAGCCGTTTGCTCTACCAACTGAGCTACATTGACAAACTTGGCATCGGGTGAGGGATTCGAACCCCCTGACTCTCGTCCTGGTTTTGGAGACCAGTGTACCACTCCAACTGTACCGACCCGACTTAAACTTTTTCCTCCTACTAAAAACAAAAAACCCCTGCTAATATCTCTACTAGCAGGGGTGTGTTAAATAACTTTTTTGACTACTACGTCAAGACACACTCCCGCCTTCGCTAAACCAGCGAATGCAATACTGTTGAATATGTTTCATCATTGTAGTCATAATTTCTTCTCTTCTATTTGTTTGTTTCTACTTTAACAATATAGTTTATTTAGCTCTATTTGTCAACCACTTTTTTAATGATAGTTGAATCTTTTTAAACTTTTTCCCTGTGCCTTGCGATCTAGTATCTCTTGGAACAGTTGCATTTTTAACTTAGCTGCCTTCTTAGCCTTTCCTAGTGCTAGTGCGCCTAAGTACTTTTGTTTTGTTGCGATAAATTCTTTCTTCTTCATACTATTATTTATTACAGTGTATGGTAGACCGTAGGGGAATCGAACCCCTCTCTCCTGCGTGAAAGGCAAGTGTCCTAACCGATAGACGAACGGTCCATATATGGCGGTCTGTACGGGAATCGAACCCGTCTCACTGGCGTGACAGGCCAGTATTCTCACCGATAAACTAACAGACCAAAACTAATTTAGAAGATACACTGCCGTCTGCACAGGCAAACTCGCGGGCCAAGCCCTGTAAACAATGTATCTACAAAACCAGTTTAGAAGATGCACTATAGTTGGAATCGAACCAACCTAATTCCCTTTCCTGTATCGTACCGGGTTCATTAGCACCAGCTAGACTGTTTTACTTTCCTCGCAGTCCTATATAGTGTATCATCAAAAGTAGTCTTTTGCCTAGGCTGAGATTACACCTTAGGACGGAAGCCTTTGTGTCGTACCCAATCCCTTGCGAGGACAGTTAACACGTTATCCACTAAGCGCCTTTCAGCTATCCTAGTATCTTCCAACGCTGCCTTTTTTAACGTGTGGCGTTTCACGTGTCGTATACTGCTACTCGTCCTTCTATCTTCCGCCTGCCTTGCGAGCAGTTCACAGTCGCTAAACCGTTACGTCTTCTTTCCGAACAATCACATCCACCTTGCGAGTTTCAGTGAACCACATTCTATTGCTAGTGTGGCATTAAGCGCCTTTAACAGCATACCGGAGCAGTCTTTCGCTTTTTATATCAAAGAAGGATTTGAACCTCCGCCGATTCCTTAGCATGGAATTGCTCTACCACTGAGCTATTTGCGACCTACTTAGATGTGCTGCTCCAGTTGCTCCATACCTTGTTAGATACAGAATACAACACACCTACTGTTTTTTGCCTTGCGAGCTACTAAACGGTTCTTCGAGTCTTTCAACTCTTGCACTGCTACGTTGCCTTTGCTTGCGACTCAGACTATGTAACTACCTGTTGGTCTTCAGCATTCGTTAGTTTGGTATGTTGCAGTTAAGCCACCACAGCCTCTTGGAACTCACCGACTGGCTCTGTTCCTATCCTTTCGGACTACAACACTAACTTACTGCCTACCGCCTTTCTACGGACGGGGGTTGCTTTCGCTTTACAGCGAGTCAACTCTAACCCAGGCTTGTTTAGATGGACCATTGCTGGCGCAAGTTTATAGGAAACCTTGCTTTGGGACAGTTGCCTGCCTTACCCTTATGGACGCTAAACCGCCCATCTATTCCTTTTTGTTATTTCTAACTATGTAACTACTATAACATCGTTTTGAACAATGTCAACAACTTTTTTTAAAAAAGTTTAAAATATTTTGGTAGGACGTAACGGGTTCGAACCGCTGACATTCTCGGTGTAAACGAGATGCTCTACCAACTGAGCTAACGTCCTATAAAACTGTATACTGCCTAGTTCTAACACGTTGCTATGCTTACGCTAAAAGGGTTCACAGTTTAGTTTAACATGGCGGAAGCGCAGGGATTCGAACCCTGGGAACGCTATTAACGTTCGTCGGTTTTCAAGACCGGTGCAATAAGCCAGACTCTGCCACACTTCCTAAAATTTGGTTGCAGAGGGTGGATTCGAACCACCGACCTCTTGGTTATGAGCCAAGTGAGCTAACCGGACTGCTACTACTCTGCGATAAATTTGGAGCGGGTGATCAGGATCGAACTGACGACATTTTCGTTGGCAACGAAATGCTCTACCACTGAGCTACACCCGCAATATGGTGGAGGTTACCGGGATCGAACCGATGACCTATTGCTTGCAAAGCAATCGCTCTCCCAACTGAGCTAAACCCCCGTTATTGGTCGGAAATGTAGGATTCGAACCTACGACCCCCTGGTCCCAAACCAGGTGCGCTACCAGACTGCGCCAATCTCCGTAAAATTAGTAAAGCAGTTTTGCGTCCTACTTAGGACGGCCAGTCTCCTGGGCACCATTTGCTCGATTATTTTACAAGGGGAACAAAACCCTTAGTATCCCGCTTTATCAGTGCGGTGCTGACTGCTATACAGTACAGCGTGATATGGTGCGCCTGGAGGGACTTGAACCCCCACGCCGTAAAGCACTAGAACCTAAATCTAGCGTGTCTACCAATTTCACCACAGGCGCATATTAATGGTGCCGCAACAAGGATTCGAACCCTGGACCTACTGATTACAAATCAGTTGCTCTACCAACTGAGCTATTGCGGCATTATCTTTTTACTCTACAGTTAGGACACCAATCTCCGTGTCCTAGTTCTGTACGACATTCACTGCATGTTTTCATACAGTACTTATATTATGGAGCGGGCAATCAGGTTCGAACTGACGACATTCAGATTGGAAATCTGACGCTCTACCAACTGAGCTATACCCGCTTAAAAAATGTGTACTAACACAAAGAGTGAGTTGTGTTCCAATGTGTCGACCAAGCAAACATAAACTATGTCTATGCTTCCTTCTTATCGCCGTCCTTTTCAGGCTAGTACTACTCTGGCGGAGCGACTGGGAGTCGAACCCAGTGAACGCGGTTAGCGTTCTACGGATTAGCAATCCGCTGCATTACCATCCTGCCCCCGCTCCTAATTTGGCTCCCCCGGCTGGACTCGAACCAGCGACACATTGATTAACAGTCAATTGCTACTACCAACTGAGCTACAGGGGAATATTACCTCTTTCTTCTGCGTGTACTTCTCTATGACAGTTTGCACAAAGAACTACACACTTATCAATCTCTTTTTTTAGCGTTTCGAGCTTATGCCCGTTTGCTAACATTTTGCTCCAACTTGGATCCTTTTGTGTAGGATCTACGTGATGGAACTCATAAACTTCAAGTATAGGCTTATCATAGCCACAACTTGTACATTTAACACCTCCAGCATATTCAAGTAGCTCACGTTTGCGATTTTTTCTAAATCGCTTTACTGCTTCTTTTCTATGCGTTTTAGCGTGTTCCGGTAGTTCACTCCATGTACTCATTAAAGACTCCTATTAACATACGTTGTTAATATTTATCTCTTATAGTACAAAACTGAACTACAGGGGAATAAACTCTACTTACAACTGCAAACCACCATACATAGGCGCCGAGCGAACCTGTCGCACAGGGAGGACTTTAACCTCAACTTGATTTGCATGTGAAAATATAGTTAACTCTACTTACAACTGCACACTTGACTGTATCGAAACAGTCCACCTTTCCAAACGGAAAAGCTGCGTCCATCACAAACGCCTAGCCTCAGCGTTAGTGTGCATGTGTAAGTAGAGTTAATGAACACG